CGGGTGCTACAGGAGCTGCTGGTACAGGAACGATGGATAGTTTTACGGCTGCTGGAGATTCTGGTAGTGGACAAAGTATAGCCAATGGCAACACACTAACCATAGCTGGAGGTGAAGGAATAGATACTACTGCATCAGCTACAGATACAATAACGATTGCTGGTGAAGATGCGACAACAAGTAACAAAGGCATTGCAAGTTTTGCAAGTGCAGACTTTTCTGTTGCTAGTGGAGCGGTAAGTTTAGAAGCTGCGGTTGTTAAAACAGATGAACAAAACACATTTACAAAAGCACAATTATCATCAACAGAAACTGCAACAATATCATCTAGTAAAAC